CGCGTTGAGCGGCAGTTATCCTGGGGATAGTCCCCGGAGTGTTTAAAACTATAGTACAGTGACTCTTTTGTAGTGTTAACTGCACTTGAGTTATTCTATTTTAGTTGTTAAACATTTGTTGTAGCGAAACCACAAGTAATTGAGGCTTGACTACCCTCATACTAAAGCCCCTACTATGTTGGCAGAGAGATCTGCCTAGGCTAAACCGGCAACAAATTGTCCACCGGTAATCTGAATGACGGTAAACACATGTTGGAAAGTGTGTTAATCCGTAACTTAATGTATTACACGTTGAGTATAGGAACATAGTAGATCCCTAAGAGGATCATCAGACCCGCAGACTCTCAATGAGAGAACCTTCTGTGTACTGATCATGGTTACGGACCAAGATCTAAAGCTGTAATCTACAGCCGCGCCGCTTTTAAAGCGGCTCTGGGGAGGTTACCTTTACGACCGAGAATGTATTGGGAGAACAAAGACTCTTACTTTGGCGCAGAGATAGCGTTTGTATTCAAGAATTATTCCGTCGCGACTAGTACGAGAACTAGTGTACTTCTACAAACATCGCGTTGTTAGTAGGCAAAATGGCGTTTGAGGCCAGACCACGCTGGTGTCTTTTATAAAGGCATCATGTCGGAGATAGATCTTCTCTCACTAGTTGGGTGAGAGATTGCTTCTTCGTGCGTATCGTTTCGACCGTCCTAAAAGGATGCGGACGACTGATTCGATTTAATTAAAATGAGATTATATCTCTTTACTATATACATGTCCACCCTCTGATCCGCACTTGTAATGAGTGTTGAGGGGACGCACAGTTAGCCCTGTTTGTGGCTTGTGCGTGTTATCGCCAAATGGGAAGGCGACACGTCTCTATGAGAAGATAAAGTTGTATATAGTGAGCATATGATTTCTCCCAACATCCAAGGTAGCTAGTAGGTTAATAGCCTCTGGCGCTTTCTGGGCCCTTAAATGGGCTTCCTAATTCCCTGAAGTTACAGAAAGCAAAACAGGATCACCCCAAGAAACCCCCCCCCTTTTACTTAAACCGAAGACTGTAAGAAAACAGTTGAAGAAAATGCGTAGACAAGCTTATGCTTTGAAACGCGCGCGTGTGGAATTAAGGTCCACACGTATGGAGGAGCCTGGTTGGGAAAATCAGGCACTGTCGGATCTAGGAAAGAGTTTCGTTAGGAGCGCTGAAGGCGCTGTGGAGACTCTGGAGGCACTCGATCGAATGGTCGAGTCCATTGATAAGGTAGTGAGGAGAACCACCAGCACTGATATTGTCGATCAAGTCACCAAAAGAATAGAGTCTCTCTTTTTGACTCTGTACTCTCTATATCGACATGAAACTGTGTCAGGAATGGTTGCAACAATTATGTTATACGTGTCTACATGGTGTGACACCAGTCTAACTAAGTTCATAATGGACAAAGTTCATGATTTGTTGTATCCTGCACAAATGGAGAATCAAGCTGGATGGTTCAGGGAAAATTGGTCGAAACTCGCAGAAGGTCCATTCGCCATGGGCTTAGGTAGAGTTATGTCTGTGTTGATAGCAGTTGGGCTGCTACCACCACATGCAAGCACAAAACTTGGCAAAGGTCTTTTTGAGATATGTCAGGTTAGGCGATTTTCCGACGATGGATCCACTTTGGGATCGTTGTTGGAAACTTGTGCTGGGACTGTCGACTGGGTTGTCGATAATGTTTGGCCCGCCGTGGCCACGGGGAATATGGAATTACTATTCGTGGATACCGAAAGTCAAAGACTTGACGAGTCATATCGTCATGCCTGTGACGTTGCAACATTGTACATTGACGCCTCTTATGAGGTGTTGAAACAGAAGTACGGTATTGGCAATTCGGGTCATGAAGTTTTGAATGTAATTTCAGAGTGTCTTGTCAGACACGAAACGGCAAAGAAAAATCCAGAGATGAAGTTCTTGCGCAATGAATTGCTGCGAAGATCTATGTTTTTGGACAAAATGGCGAACACTGTTCAGGCGACCTTTGTAAACACATCGTCGCGAGTACGCCCTTTCTCTTTCCTTTTGAGAGGGGGTAGTGGACTGAACAAATCGGGATTGGCCAATATTTTCGAGCATGTAATCAAGAGAAAGAACAACATGCCGGAAGATCCCAAGTTCACCTGTAGGCTGAATGCTCAGGATAAGTATCAGAGTAAATTCCAATCTCATCATTTGTTTTTACATATTGATGACATTGGAAATACGCGACCAGAACATGAAGAGGAGTCTCCTTTGAGGACGATTATCCAATTTATTAACAATGTTCCAGATGTCGCTCAATCAGCCGAAGCTCATTTGAAAGGGAAGAAAGACATCAATATTCGTGGTGCAGGCTTCACGACCAATACAGAGGACGTGCACGCTAACTACTTTTCCATGTCTCCCTCGTCTATCATGAGCAGATTTAACATCATTGTAGATGTTACAATCAAACCGGAAGCCTTTGATCAGCAAGGAAAAATTGCTGACAGATTCATTGGCGATCCGAATCCTGACATGTGGGACCTAAAGATGTATTACGTCAAGGTCACCAGATTGGGTGCACTTCACGATTCGTGGAGTCTTGTTCCCTATGAACATGTCAAGGATGTCGCAGACGCTATGGAACAGGTGGCCAACCTGTCCCACAAGTGGTTTGCAAAGCAGGAAAAATTGGTGGCAGCTAATAAGGCCCTACACAAGGTCCCACATTGTCCTCATCATAAGTTGTTTGCTATGCCATGTCTCGCTTGCGAGAAAGGTAAGCCTTGCGACAGTGAATTGGAGCCTCCAGAGCCCTTGACTGTGTCTCAACGAAGTGCTTATATTTATGAGCTAGAAGAAGATGCTTTCTTGGACTCTTTTGAGAACCAAATGGACGTGATGGTTGAAACCACCAATTTCGAAGATTGGTCACCCGTGTTTCCGAATTTCAATCCTAGGGACTACATTGGAGATCCCAAGGACATTGTTGAAGGAGCAAATTATATAATTACTGCTCTATCGGATATGCGTGAAGTTCTTAAGCAACCATTCCATTCTCTAGCCGAGTGTGTGAAGAGTAAGTTGGATTGGTGCAAGAAGAAAATCAGAGAGGCTGACCCTTTCTACGCTGCCATAGCTACAGGAGCCGCTGCAATTGCTTTGTGTTTTTTCACATTTCAAGCGATTGTTAAATTGGAAGACCAAGCATCTATTGAAGATGTTAACGCGGTTGCTATGCCTGCAAAAATTGCTGTCAAAAGAGATAATGCGTACCAGAAAATTGTGCGCACTCAAAAGGTTCCACCAGAAGCATCTATGACAGCAACTCAACGTCAATTTCTGGACAAGTGCGATGCCTCATTGATGCAAGCCAAGATTTCTCCTGTCTTAGACATGGAAGGTTCTATTGGCAATGCATATGGTGTCGCAGCCACTCCTGTTGGAGGTGGCAATTGGCTGTTTCCCCGCCACGTGTTCTACGATGTAAAATCTCCTGTTGATCAATTTCACATTGAGATGAGGATGACAACGAATGGAGTCCACAAATGGTTCAAGCAGATTGTTCGCTTGTCCGACCTTATGCAGAGTAACTCTGATTTCGTGACTGTGTATCTCTCTAGAGGAGGTTGCAATTACGATATGAGTAAATTCTTTGCAGAGGAGGAGAAATTTCTTCCAGTTGGCGCCAAGATTCAATTGTTGCCTAAAACATGGCAAATGATGGAGGATGGCATATTGCCTTCCCACAATCGGATTTATGGCACCATTACTGGCTACAACACGATCAAAACTGACACTTGCTGTTACTATGGAGTACAATACACTTTGGACCGTGACACCTTCAAAGGTTTGTGCGGAGCGTTGGTGGTAGCAACTGGAAACAACCCAGTCGTGATTGGGATACACTGCTCTGGTAAGCCAAATGGAAACATTGGAGCAGCTTCGGTGATCATTCAGGAGGATTTATCCTTCCAAAATCAGTCTATTTGGATTTCTGAGAAGACTGATCTTCAAAATGAGCACCTTGGCGTTGAATTCGAGATTCAGAAGGACGCCAAATGGAAGAGTCCAATTCATTGGATTCCTGTTGAGGAAGATGTCTCATTTGAATATTTGGGCCAACACAGTCTCCCTACTTCTGAGTTTCGTTCTAGCATAGTCCCATCTGTTCTGTGTGAAAAACTTGAAGAACTTGGAATTCCTCGAGAACATGCAGGTCCCAAAAAGACAGCAGAGACAATGGCTCGCCAAAAGCACTTGGTGAATTGTGCCAAACTGCTCCCGCCGTTAAATCCAGAGTTTTTGGATATGGCAGTGAGCGATTTCAAAGCGAAGCTAGAAAATGCTGTTCGCGAGAATGAGGCCAATGGCGAGAAAAAGTTCAAGGACTATGTTCAACCTTTGAGCTATTCAGAAGCTCTAAATGGAGCCCTTGGGGTTCCAGGATTTGATCCATTGCCTCCCAACACTGCTCCTGGTATGGGCCGTACAGGTCCGAAATGGAAATTGTGTATTGATGAGGCCATTGACCAGAAAATCAAAGGTGGATGCTCACGTCTAATGACACAACAAATGCTCCCAGATGGCACCTGGACTGAAGTCCTTGTGTATGAGTTCGATAAAGAGAAAATCGATGTCGAGGCTCTGGTTGAGCGATTGTTTACAAATTTCACGGACAAGGTTAGACCTAACGTGATTTTTAAGTGTAATTTGAAAGACGAGTCTTTGTCTCTTGAAAAGGTTGAGCAAGGAAAGCTCCGAGTGTTTGCTGGGGCTCCCATGGATTTGGTGATAGCAGTCAGAATGCTAATGTCACCGTTGAATGTGCTAATGACTCTGTTTCCCACGCTTTTTGAAAGTGCTGTGGGAGTTAATGCACAAGGAAAAGATTGGGATTTCATTGGCGACTACCTCACCACTTTTGGAGAGGAGAATGTCTGTGGAGGCGATTTCAAAAGCTATGACATGAGTATGCGTCCCGACGTAACTCTGTTGGCATTTGATGTCCTGAAGTTCTTCCTAAGACAATGCGATTATCCGCCAGATTTGCTTGACCTAATTGATGGTCTTGCGAGCGAGATTTGTTTCCCAATCTATGAGATTAATGGAATTCTCGCACAAATTGATGGATCAAATCCGTCAGGACATCCTTTGACTGTGATTATCAATGGTTTCGTAAATTGTCTCTTAATGCGCTACGTTTATTTCGCAATGCATTGGAAAAATGGAGATGATTTGCGAACCCTCCCTCCGTTTCACAAAGTCGTAAAGTTACTCACCTATGGTGATGACAATGTAGATAATGTGGATAGGAGCAAGGAGAAATTGTTCAATCATGTCTCTATCGCAAGAGAACTGGCATTGATCGGTATGACCTTTACGATGCCAAATAAGAAGGATGATCCCGTCCCATTCATGAACTTCAAAAATATAGACTTTCTTAAGAGAGCCTTTCGAGTACATGAAGCAACAGGGACAAAAATTGGAGCTTTGGACGTCAATTCGATTTACAAGTCGTTGACGACACATGCTCAGATGAAAGGCAGGGTTGAAACTGAAATTGAAATCATGGCTGCCAACATCGCAAACGCTCTCCAGGAGTTGTGGAATCATGGTCCTGAGGTTTTCGAAGAACACCAGGCCAAGTTCCATCATCTCAAGGACATCACGGATGGTGTCCATACAATTGGAAACTTTTGGAGAGAGGTCTCTCATGAATCATGTCTTGAGCGGTATGAAGCGACGGTGTGTGCCTATCGGCAAGCACTTGAAGAATTCGGCTTAGAGACAAAGTTTGAGAACCAATCAGAAATCTTCCAGCATGCCATTCAGTATGAGTGGGAAGACTTAGGTCTAGCTCATTTTATTGACAGTTGTTGGCAAATTGGAGATTTCGAACAAGCAGATTTGGTCATGAATCTTGGCCATCAGCAGAACAGGCCTCTTGGAGAGATCTGTCGTAACTGGGGTTATTTCCAGAGAAGAAGACGACAGATGAAGAGGTGCATGAAGGAATTGAGGACTTTTCAAAGGAACTTCTACGAAGTGGTGAGTTACCCTTGTTACTTCACTGCAAAACCAATATATGACGTATTTCGACAATATAGTCATATGAAACAAATCCCTAGAACGATTTCTCTGTTCCATCGTTTGAGGGTAAAGTATGGCATTCTGCATGCACTCCCGTCAGATGTTCTGAGGGAAGTTGTTCGCATGAGTGCTCCCCGGCTGTCGATCGCGCAAAGGTGGACACAAGACGACAGCTTTGTATTTTTGCTCACCGTTCGCTAGTGGTCTAACGAGCCCTAGTGTCCTATAAAACTGTTTCAAATGTAAATAAAAAGAGTTCAAGTGAGGACTCGCGGTCAAAACCTCACCCTTGTAACATTAGCAGATGTAAATTGTTAGAGCCGGATGGCTCGAATGTAAAGTATTTTGGCAATGGTAGATTGATGGAAAATCAGGCAGATGAATTGTGCACTGTAACCACTCCTCCAGACTCCCAGCAACAAACTCTCGTTCACTTTCTAGATGAGAATGCTTCATACACGTGTGGCGTTCAAAGTTCGAATGATGCAACAAGAGACGTAACTGAAGACCCGAATACTAATTTCGCTCGTTTCTTCGAGCGACCAATCTTGATTTATACACAGGAATGGCCCGTTTCCGGAAACATGGATATTATCCTGGATCCTTGGGCCTTGTGGATGCGCAACAAGCGTGTCGGAAATCGTTTGAATAATTTCAAATTATTTCGTGGAAACCTCCATTTGAAGTTTGTTATAAACAGCAATGCTTTTCATTGGGGCTCCGCGATTGCTTCGTACACGCCACAAAATAACAGTTTCGTATTTTATGAATCAACACACTACCCCGATATCATGGGTGCGTCTCAGAGGTCTCATATTATGATTGATCCTACAACGCAACAAGGAGGTCAAGTGGATTGTCCATTCTTCTATTATGAGGATGCTTTCAATCTGGTCTCCACTGACCCTTCTATTTTGGGCAAATTATGGCTTAAAAGTTTGACAACTTTGCAAACCTCCCAAGGTTCGTCTTTGCCAGTGCGTGTTCAGGTTTACGCCTGGTGCACTGATGTCAAACTTACAGCACCAACGATATTTCCAATGGCTGGACTGGTCCCCCAAGCAGATGAGTTTTCAAATGCAGGAGTCATTTCCAAGCCAGCCAACGTTGTGTCGAAAGTTGCTGAAAAGCTTATGTCGGCTCCAGTGATAGGAAAGTATGCCATGGTATCGAAAATGGCTGCAGATTTTGTCGGATCAACTGCACAAATGTTTGGATACTCCCGTCCTAGACAGGTCGAGGATCAACATTCGTACAAATTGAATCAGACAGGAAATTTAGCGGCCACGGACATGAAGGACACAAGCACCGTGTTGGCGTATTCGTCTAAGCAAGAAGTCACTATAGATCCTAAAGTGACTGGAATTGATGCTCCAGACGAAATGTCCTTCAAGTACCTGTATCAAAAACCGTCTTTGTTACACACGTTTCCATGGGATCCAAGTTACGCACAGAACCAACTTATGTTTGGTGCGAATGTAACTCCCATGTTGTGCAATAAAGCTGCAAGGTCTTTTCCCCCCACTTCTGTGGGAGCTGGACTTGCACCAATGGGACTGGTTGCCCTACCTTTCCGTAGCTGGAGAGGTAAACTCAAGTTTCGATTCCAAGTTGTTGCTTCTGCTTATCACAAAGGCAGAGTAGTAATAGTTTGGGATCCGGCTGGTCAGCCAGGAGCCCCAGAGGTGAATGTTCAAAATTCTCAAATCATTGATATCTCTAAAAACAGAGACTTCACGATTGAGATTGCTTGGGGAAATTCCAAACACGGTTTAGATGTGGATGGCTTTCCAACAAATCCTAATTATTTCTCAGCATTGCTTCCAAGCACTGGGTATGATGATAGTAAACACAATGGCCAATTGCAGGTCTATGTGCTAAACCCTTTGTCATATGCAGGCTCGAACACCAATCCTATACATATGAATGTGTGGATTTCTGCTGAGGAATTGGAAGTTTGGCAACCAGATGGGTTGCGTTTTGCCAATGGAGAAGGTGGTTTGAGCAACTTAACAGTGCTCACTGAACCACCTGCCGAATCTCCACCGGCTCCAAACCCATCGCCTGAGTTTGAGAACCAAGCTGAGGAAATTCCTGTGGGTGACACCACAACTACAGTTAACGCGGCGCCAGACATGGCACCAGTCGTTGCTAATGTTGGTGGTGATGAACTAGGAAATTCTTCTATGATTTTCAACGGGGATCCAATCGAATCTTTTCGGACTATGGTTAAACGGTATGAATTTGCTCGAACAGTAGCATTTAACATTACCGGTACGGACCCGCTAGTTAGTTACTATTTCACACATCATGCTCTACCCTTTTACCCTACTCAATACAGTGGAGGTTTCTCAGCGTTATCGCTGATTACTTCCTGTTTTGCAGGATGGAGAGGAGGAATGAGATACAAAGTGATGGTGACTGGCACTAGCCAACCTCAAAATATTTTCCTCAAAGCTGGAAGAACCATCTACCCACAGACACAAGGTCTTGTCGTGGGACAAACAGCGGCTACAATACCGCGTGCAGATGCTGTTCTTAATTCTACCATGGCTGGTTCAGTCCTGGCGAATAAAGTTATGGGAAATGTTTTAGAAGTTGAGATTCCGTGGTATCAAGGATATGCTAGATACTCGCAGCCCAGACATGGGGCTGGAGTGGATCAACCTTGTTTACTCATTGACGTAACACAGTCCAAACCTACGGCAACACCCGAAGTAACCGGCTATAGTATTTACCAAGCTGCTGGAGATGATTTCAGTGTATTTTATTTTATAGGTGTACCAACAATATATAAACAGACCATTTAAATCCAATCGACGTTGTGGCGCGTCGCGGGCAAATTTGCTCGTGCTGGCCTCGCTCAGATGTGAACTACAATCTTAGTTTTAAGCTCTATCTGACGAGGTCAGTGTGAGCGGAATTTGTGTAGTATGTAAGTCACATCTTTAAGAG